AACAGATCCGAGAAACCGGTCTGCTTTTTGCTGGTCTGCTTTTAACCCTATTCGGGCAAATAACTTCGCAATAGTCATGCTTTCATGATATCCTCAGGACGGCAATTTATCAAGGCAAAAGAAAAGCACCTTTTCAGGTGCCCTTCTTGTTTATCTGATAATACGTTTCTTCAAAGACTGTATTAAAATGATCGTAATGTGCGAGCATCAATACTCGGTCTACTCTCGCTTTTAAAACCCTGTCCGGATCTCCCTGATAATAACCATTTCGAGCCAGCTTAAATGCAATGATCATTTTCTCACTGCATTTAATATCTATTTCAGGAATCCTGATATCGCTTTCAGATTTGGGATTTTTAACATTGAAAGTAGACCGCTGATGAAAGGGCCGACATTCACTTTTATTATCTCAATCATGATCGGATAATACAATTCTCGGTTTTTTTCATCGGAAAAGAAATCTGAATCGACTTTCTGGCGATCTGCATCTTTTCCATAAGTGACAGATTCAGCGCAGACCATTAGACAGTTACGTACTTCTTTGCTCGCGATCGTGCTGAGGGCAGCATCAAGGAATGTGCTGATATTTATGTCCTTATCCATGCTGTCGGGAATATCAATATTATTTCCGCGTAATGCGTTCGATATTGCAGCCTGTAAATCAAAGGCCTCCTCGAAGGAGGCCGGCGTAATTGTTAAAAGTTTTTTATTGAATGACATTAACTGATTCCTCTATCAGTGTTCGGGAACGATAGATTCCAGATAGCAACTGCCTGCTCGGTATCTCCTTCGACGTTTTCTTTGGTTACCGGCGGTTTCGTAAAATATCCCTGGTTCATAGAATAAACAATGCTATTTACACCGCCTTTTCCGTCACCGACACGTTTTGTGAACTCACCGTTAAACAGAATAAAAGACGGAGGATCATTCAGATATTCATTATACCTGGAATTAAGGTATTTATCATCTGAGGATCCGGCCAGAACTCTTATTTGCATGTTTACAGTTTTTCCGGTTGCATTAAAGGCAATAATTAGATTGCCATTCTTTCCGACCTTACCGGCAGCAATATCATTCGGGAAATCCAGAACAACCGCGTCACCATCTGCAAGGTTTTTAAAAATATGATCGCTTAAACTGGTAATATCGTTACCGGTTAAGGATACAGCACCTTCAGCCATAATTTAACTCCTATTTTTCCAAGAATGCCACAACATCAGAACTGTGGATTGCGCCTGCTGATTTACCAGCGATCTGAATAGCCGGCGCGGATCTGGCTTCTCTTACTGTCTGAGACTGGTCAGCAATAGGCATCGAGTAGATATAATATCCAAACTCTGCAATATTTCTGACATGATCTTCCGGGTTTCCGAACTTGGTTGCATTGTTCCAGGTTCCGGGCGCAAAACTTCCGTTCGTGACGAATGCTTTACAGACTGTTCGGTATGCGCCTTTCAGTCCGGTCATACCTTCCTCAGTCTGTGGATATTTCGTGTTTGTGGTTGCAAGGAAGTTAAAACCGGCAATCTGCAGACGAACCTTGAAAGCTATGCTCATATAGATGAAATCGAAGAACTCATTCGCTCCGCTGGTTTTCATCTTCGGAACACCGTAATCGACATATACGTCAACACCTGCTGCAGCTGCAGCGTTGGCGATAGTCTGAGACATACCAGGATCCGCAACAAATCCGACAATCTCTTTTAATTCCATCGTCATTGCGGTATTGATTCCGTCGAAGTTTATGCACAATCCGCGACCTGCATATCCAGCAGCGAACTCAAGTGCATCAGCTTCCGAACTGGAATAATACAGGCATCTGGTATGAGTATACCCGGCATTTTTCAGGGTTGTGAAAATACCTGCGATATCTGCAGTCAGGTTCGATCCGACAAACATCAATTTGTCATAGGACTGTACCAGGGCAGCGGTTTCGGTTAGAACAGCATCAGAGAGCTTTTCATTCAGGACAATACCGAAATAGTCTACTGCTCCGGAAGTTCTAAGAATCGCATCTTTGACGCGCTCTGTACCAGCATCAGCACCGGAAACAGTAACAGCCTTCGCGAGACCAAGAAGTCCGGCGATATCTGTACCGGTTGAAGCATCCCCGAGAACCAGGGTTTTCGCTGCACCGGTTCCGGTTGTTTTCAGTGTTACGACTACCGAAGCAACATCGGATCCGGAGAGAACAAACTCAAGTCCTGCAGCTGTGACCGCTGTACTGTTTAGGGAGGTCTGAGCAGCGAGAACGCTTGAAGTATCGACTTCACCGATCGCGAGATCTGCAGCACCGCCACCGTCAACATTCACATTGATATTGTAATCGGTCGCAGTAAGATCAAGCAGGTTGATCGGTGTATCTCCCAGCAAGGTCGCTGACGCTGCAGCAGCAGCAGCAAGACGCGGAATAACGACCAGGTATCCACCGCCTGAGATAATGTTCGGAGTCTGATTGAAGATTGCCAGCGCGTATGCGTAGGCATCGGAGTTCGATCCGAAATCCTCGGCAACTCCTGTCGGATTCAAATAAATCCGTGCTGTGCCAAAATCGGCCGGTATGGGTACTTCATCAGTGAAAATAGCCAATGCCGACGTGTTGACGTTCTGTAGCCCTCTGAGCGCGCTTAAAAGCGTCACCCTGATGACATTCGATAAATCAAGTTTACTCATTGATTAAAACCTCCGTAGTCGGAAACTTATCGATTGGCTCGATCACTGTTTCCTTAATTTCTACATAATTTATTCTAACAGGGATCTGATACCGATACAAGGATTTCGCACCATCGACCCCCGATAAATCCAATATTTCAGATGTCCGAAAAATACGGATCTGATTATCTTCCTGTTTCCTCTGACCTGCAGCAGAGGTGAAAGACATAACGATTTCATGCCTTAAGCGTTTAGCTGTTTCATCATAACTGGTGACTTCAATATTGCATTGTGCCTGTAATGCTGCACTGGATATCTGCGTATCTGTATCAGGATCGAAATCCTGGTTAACACCAATTATCTGAGCAGGACCGAGATCAACGGTAACGAATGCGCCTTTATCTGTAGGCTTTGAAAACTTCTGATTTGTTAACACGACGCGATCCGCATCAAGACCGGTGAACTCTGCTATTATTTCAGCAACGACGAGATCAGGTTCTACCATCAAGTTGACTCCGTATAATCTTGAATAGCTTCATATTTTGTAAATCCGGATCTGCGCCAGTCGTTACCCTTTGTAATTCGATATCCGGCACCGTCCACTTCGACAATATCATCAGTCTTAAGCAGGACATTCGGATCTCTGATTATGATACTCCACCATGACCAGGATCTTTCACCTTCGGGCTTCCGGTCTACCTGACGCGCTGGCATCGGCTGAACATTTATATTCAAAGTTGTGTTTGATGTACTTTCAGTGACTTTATGATTAACCGTCGCTTTCGTGATTATCTTAACTGTTTTTCTTTTCGTCCATCCACGCACAGCGCGCGATAGATTAGGTACTGCCATACCCTCATAATAAATGCAGTATCGATATTTGGCAAGGTCTGTTTATTTTGCTTGTGAAGTGATTCCTTTTCTTAAGGTTCCATCATCGATAAGCGGACTATCAGAGCCTTTACCTTTTATAAATTGATTGCCTTCTTTATCTGGTTTTGAACCTTCGATAGTGACCGGACTATTCGGCGCCCATTTCCCGAAACCGGCAGTATCGAAGGCCTCTTGTATTGCTGCTTCACCGGCTATACCAATATCAGTAAAGACCTGTTTGACATCACCTGCAGCAAGATTCTTTTCAAGGTTCTTTTCAGCACCGGCCTGAATATCGCCCTGCTTAGTTTCCAGTGGCATCTTGATAAATGATCGCGCTGGTATCTTTGTCTTGTTTCCGCGTCCGGCTTTATCAGTACCAAACTCATGAACAACACCAAGAGCAGCAAGCGTCAACCCGCCTTCTTCGGTCGATCCTGCTTCTCCCAGGATCCCGACATCAACATAATGATCTGACTTTAATTCTTTAACCAGTTTTTCAAGCTGCGAGAAATCGCCGGATATTTCACTGTCTCCGTGCTTTTCTGAGAATCCCATTAGTATCGAGTACCACCAGGAACAGACGAAACAGCACCGTCCAGATAAGGCTTTGAAAGTTCGAGAAACTTTTGTCCGTAATAGGTTGTCGCATAAAATGCGAATACTCCCTGCTGCATCCATTCCGGTATCTGTACCGATTCGGATAAACCATCCGCAGATCGGGAAGTCTGTAAAAACGCCGGCTGACCTCCTGTCTCACCGGCATCAATATCGTGAGCGAGAAAATGTGCCGTCAAGTACTCCAACGCCTGTTTAGCAAGCACCTCAGTAGGATAGAGGCCAGAATTGAACACTGCCTCAGCTTCTGCGATAGCCTGCTCAATATCTTTGTCTCGAACATCGGGCAGCGTTTCACTATAAGTGAACTGTCCGCGATCGAAATATGCTTTAAACTCGTCGGTCGTAATTGTCACGCTCATTTACTTTTCCTCGGTTTTCTTCTTCTCAGGTTTCTTTTCCTCAACAATCACCGCGTCTTTATAACCGGAGACAATCAGTTCAGCTTCTTCTTTGAAAAACTTGTCTGATTTACCAGGATGGAGAACAAGAGGTCTATGGTGTTTATCACGACCATAGACGATCGGTTTTATACCGGTATTTTTAACAGTAACTTTCGACATTACTGATCTCCATCATCATTGCCGGTATTACCGTCATCGGATCCACCGTCAGCAGGTGCAGCAGTCTTCTCGGCTGCTTCAAGCTTCGCCTTGAGTTCTGCGATCTCAAGATCCTTATCCTCAAGAGCTTTGTCCTTCTCAGCGATCGCCTGGTCTTTCTCGCTGATAGTCTTCTCGGCTGCTTCAACCGCTTTGTTTGCTGCAGCCAGATCTTTTTTTGTCTCGCTTTTTGAAACGAGATCATCATAATACATGAAATCCCTGGGATAGTTTTTCACGTACCAGTCCGCTATTGACTGCGGAACGTCGATTGCTTTTCCGGGTTCGGACTTTACACCGTTTTTCAAGGTGAACTCGCGTTTACCCTGATTATGCAATCTGACGATTTCTTCTTTCTGTTTTGCCATTACATCACTCCATAGATTTGATCTTTAAAAAACGTCCTGCGGTTTGTCGGAATATTGATTTTTATTCCCAGCTGTTCAGCACGTCCGCAGAAATAAAAGAATGTATCTCTCTGATAAATATATTCGTCGCGTGTCGCCATGTCCACACCCAATATATTTATTTGCTCCGGGAGCTGCTCCATTGCATAAGCAATCATCCAGGCAATTGTCGAACCGAATACCGGTCCATATTGTTCAATCATTCTTTTGGCTGGAAATAATCTTGAAGGAAAGGGTGCGGGAAAAGCCGTTACCACCCTCAAAGATTCTTCCGGCAACCAGTCTTCCCATACATCAGCCTTGTGAAGCTGAAAGATTAAATCAACTTTCTCAGGCTGCTGCAGCAGTTTAAAAACAGACGAGACAACCCAAATTGTCCCGTCTGCATGATTCACTTCTTCATAGCCGTCAGATTTGCCGACTATGGTTATTTGTTTCATTAGGTAGCTGTCTTATCGAGATAGAGAACTTCTCTCTTCCTGTTGATCAGACATCCTGAATACTGTCCGTAAGCAGGCTGCGTCCAATTGAAATTATTTGCTGTGGCAGCTTCAAGCATCGTGAAGTCAACCGGAATGGTCATCTTCATGGTCTTGGGATCAGACTTGTACAGAATATATCTGTCCTTGTTGATACCTGCATCAGCGTTTCTTGTGGCCTGTGCATACGCGAGGCCTTTGATCTTGAAGTTCGGGTTGTCTGTGGCTTTCTGAAAAGCGTTGTTCAGATACTCGATCTTCGAGATATTCATGAACGTTGAAGAGGTCGGGCCGACCAGACCGAGGTAATCATCTGCAGGTATAACAAAGGTGTCCGGCTTATCTTCCGTGTCGTTCGAGTTGGTAAAGTATGCAGCCATGATGCCGGCAGCTGATCGATACCGTGATCAGAGAAGTATTGATATTTACTTCGCTGTCATTGAGAAGCCCAGTGAGCGAACTGTCAGAGGGATGCCCGAGAAAGGCGACTCTCTGGATACCGAGATCCCAGTCTTTCTTGAGGGATTCAACCTTAGAGGTTATAAGATCCCAGTTGGAAGCTGCAGCAGCTTTCGCGATTGCAGCAATTGTCCAGACGGTCTGTTTCGCCCAGGTCTTGACCGGCATCCTGATAGGAGCGATCGCGGAATCAACCTGCGCCATTCTTCCGGTTTCATCATTGGTGTCAATGTCGCCCTCGAAAAAATCACCGCCTGTCTGGAAGGTGAGATTCTGAACAATCTCGTCCATCCATGCACCGAAGCCAACGTCTACAGGCATAAAGTCTGCAGGTGCGACGGTATAAAACTTCTGCTCTACAACCTCCGCTCGGATTTCGGTGAGTGTATCGACAAGATACTGATATCCAAGTCCGCTGGTATCAATATCACCGTTGGCATTGGTGAGCATTCTGCCTTTAATTGTAAGGTGGGAAGGCAGTAAACCATTCATTCTGAGTATCATTTTTCAATCCTCCCTTAGGTACTTGCTTCCACAGTTTTAATCAGAACGCGCACATAGTCGCCCTGTGCTGCTTTATCAAGCAGCGTGCCAAGTTCCGCATTGGAACCGAGAGCCTGGATCTGTCCGGGGTTTGCGAGCTTGAGCGCAACCTTAACCCCACGGTTAAGAGCCTCAGAAGCTTCGAACCACTGAACAACACCGTCGGACGATACCTGACAGATATCGCCGGGCTGTACTTCTCCGAGCTTGGTATCATATACCCTGGCGCCGAAAGCCTTGTCGGTGTCTGCGCTGAGTACGTCTACCAGGGGAACACCGCCCGGATCATTTGCACCTCCGTCAACCAGGCGAAGCCCTTCACCGGCGATTATGTCGGTCGCTGCTGAATCCGGATCTATTCTTACGGTAAAGCAAGAATCCAGTCCACCTGACTTAAGATCTATCTGGCCGGGAATGACGGTTTTCTTGAACTGATTAGCGTTAAGACTCATTATTCCTTACCTCCGTTCTGAACAGCAGAGCCATAGCGAGCCTTACCGACTGCGATTCTCTTCCGCTCTGTATTTATAACCGGTTTTTCTTTTTCCGCGCCCCGGCTGGCTGCGTTCTGTATCAGCTTGAAGTTTTCATTCTTCTTTTTCGGATCATCTGCGCTGTTGGCGTTCATCTTTTCATCAACAACATCTTCCAGCGGTTCATCCGTGGGCGGTTCTGCGTTCGTGCGTCCGCAGCCGTTCATGTAAGAATCATAAAGGTCTTTGACCGGTACTTCTTTACCGTCAACCTCAACGGTGTCTTCCATGTTGATTACAGGCTTTTCTTCTTCGTCCATGTTTTTATTCATGGCCTTGTAGTTTGCAACCAATTCGGAAACCGGGATTTCCTGTCCGTCTTCAGTAACCAGTACCGCGTCGGCATTCATATCCATTGTTTCTTCCTCAGGTTTTTCTTCTTCGACAACCGGCTCGGCCTGATTCTTACGAACCTTATCTTTGCCAAAGTTAGGTTTAAACTTCATAATTCCTCCTGACTTTGAATTAGGAAATATTCTTGCCCCCTCATATCGGGGATTGTCCACTATAGCCATATGGTGATATTCACCGCCTATGACCTCCGAATCATAAGGCACGTTGTTATGAGTTCCACCCGGACCTTCTTTTGGAAGATAAGCACAGGATACAGAGAAACCTTTCTCGTCGATGTTCTTGATTGTTTCCTCATCCCATATCATGAGTTCCGTTGTGTAATATCCAGTTTCCGCATTGTACCCAACATCTGAGACCACGCCTACCGCCTGTTTGTCTCTTTCTTCATCACTGAAATTGAACGCGGTTTCCGGATCAATAACCTTGTGTATAAAGTTGAAAACAGGCTTTCCAATGAAAGAAGGATTCATCTTGTCCAGTACATCTTTTCCGACAAGTACCCTCTCTCTCTTGTCATCTTCAACGTAATCAACCAGGCCGGGTGTAATATGCTCTGCTAAATATCTTTTCGGATGTGCCATAATAAAATTATAGTAGCCTTGATCTGGTTATTTGTCAAACACTCAAAGTTGAGGAATATAGGTGCAACGACAGAGATATTCACGACCAGCGTGTTCATTCCCTGCGCCGATCATAGCCTTGCTTTTCCACTTGCCGGCGCGCGCATCTTCGAGAGTATCAGCATACACGGTAGGATCTGAGAGATTGCAATACTTCCCATTCATCACCCAATGATTACCGTGACCCTTTGAAGGTTTCGGATATAAGCCGGAGGGATTGCCGACCACGCGGATATCATTAGAGGTTGACCACTTCGCGATCTTAACCCCTGCGTTAACATACCGGCCGTCGCGTACGTCGGTCATAAAAAGATTTGTTTCCTGTCTTGCGAGAAATCGAGCCTTCGCCATAGTTGTACCGTATTCGGATTTTATGCGCTGGATCATATCTTCGCAGTTGTACCCCTGCAGTACATTCTTTTCAACCATTTCGCGCATTCTTTCAACCTGGTTCGGCTCCCAGCTTTTAATATTGAGATCCTGATTTGTTTTATAATTGTCTTTGAACCTCTGCGACAGTTCCGGTGTAACATCAAGATCAATCCCCAGGTTTCGCAGTTCTGCAGACGCTTCGGTGTTCATGGCTTCAAGAGGTCTGTCTATTCTGTATTTAAGCTGCTCTATTGTGTCAGCGACCTTTCCGGGTATATCAGAAATCAATCTGCTGATTCTATCATTGAGCGCGCGCGCTTTATCGTTCGCGATTGCTGCAGCTGCGGAAATAGATGCCGGGGGAACACCCGTCCAGACTTTGCGCTTTGCATCATACTTGGCGAACCTTTCAAGCTCTGCAGATATGTGCATATTAAAAACACCGGTGAAAGTACCGGCCTTATATTGGATTGTGCCTTTCCTAATTGCATCGAGTAAATATGATTTCGCGTTTAACCGGTAGTAAGGATCTTCAAGAGCTTCGAGAATATCTTTCCAGAATACCTGGTAAAAATACGCCTCAAGATCTTTCTGTATCGGCTTCCAGTATTCTTCTCGGAATGTCATTACAGCTGTTTACCCTTTCGCTTCTCAAGTAGTTTTTTCAGCTGGTCGATTGATACTTCTTTCATATCGCCATAGAAACCAGGCTTGTCATAATGCTGCTTGTACGCGCGTTTCGCTGCCTCGGCGGTATCAAATCCCAACATTACCTTATCCTCATCGTAGCGCCCCGTTATTGGGCTGTTCTGCGCAATTATGAAGGCTTTCTGTGAATCAGGATCATCCCCGACGTAACAATCGACATGATCCTTGTCTACTCCCTGCGTACCGCGAATATATCCATAGGGATAATTAAACCGGGTTCGCCAGGGTTTACCGTTTTCATCTTCTCCGGTTCGCACCGAACCGCGAGGATTCTCGATTGAGATATCCATGCCCTGAAACTTGATCCGCTGCTTTATAGGATGCCCGGAATATGTCAGACTGTTTGTTGCTATCCCGACACCTGGTACAGCATCGATTGATTCCGGGCTGTTCGGAGGTTCAGGAAAATCGGGAAGAACACCGCGCTCCATCCTGGTTTCGATATTGATAATATCAGCCTGCCTGAGAGACTGACCGGTTTCCTTAGAATCAAACAGACCGCGATCATAAAGACCGACGATTCGATTGTATTCGCTGTTTTTAACATTCTGTTCCTGTTCTGCAGACAATACGCGCAGTGACGGAAACTTCAACTGAAACGGAGCAACCCGGCCGAATAGATGATACATATTGATTTCAATCATCTTCCTGATAACCGGTTTCGCAGGTTTCCGGACTTCTGATTCAATCATCATGTTGTAATTCTCAAGGTCTGATTCACCGGTATTAAAACCGGAAGCAGAAAGCCCGAATAGCTTTGTAACAGGCATTCGCAGCGCAGAGGCAACGCCGATCCGGTTCTCGCGCATGATATCAGCCAGACCGCCGAATGTCATTTGTTTCTGTTCATAATCGTCGTTGGCATCAAGAATCAGCGCGTTAACATAGTTCTTCAACTCGTTCGCCAGTTGTACGCGCCTTTCAATCTGTGAAGTACCAGAAGCATGGATTAACTTCTCTGCAAAACCTTTCAGCTTGTATATATCGATTTTTGATTCGTCGAGGATTTCATATAAAACGTTCTGCGTCTTAAGATAAAGATTCAGGTCTTTAATCATGCGCTCACATTCAGACATTCCCCAACCGCGCAGCTGCCGACGCACATAATAAGGCGCGCGCTTTCCGCGTATCAGGATTACACGGCTTTCATGTATCGGCTGTCCGTAAAGATAAAACAAATCCGGACTCTTGCCACCGTAATAATCAGTTTCGTATTCTGCAGCGTAAGGACGCGCATTATCGAACTGCCAGCGGTCTACATCATAAAAAGCGATAGGAGAATACTTCAATCGGTTGCGGTCAAGCTGTGCAGTAGGATCCTGGTTAGATGCAAGCACCAGTCCGGAACCACCATACAGACGCGCCCAGTTTAAAGCATCCTCAAGGGCTTGCCACTGGTCTGTTTCCTCCATGTAGTCAAGCAGCGTGTCTATTTCGTTAGAGGACATCTGATTTGATTCTATCTCCACACCTTTTGAAAGTGCATCCTGTACCGGCAGGTCGATCGCGGTTTGTATGATACCGCTGGAAGTATAAAGATAAGTCAGAATCACGCGGTTGAGCGTGAGCAGTGAATAATTATTATTATAGGCGATCGTGCCGTAGCTGGCTAAGTCCGAACCGCCTGTAAGCATCGTTGAAACCCGGACGGCTGATACAAGCTCCGTCAAAGAATTGTTTATTATCTTCTCTGTTTTCTCTTTCATAATGCCATTCTACCCCACGAACTATAATACGTCAAAGGTGGATATTCCTTCACCGGTCAACTCTGTACCAGTGAAGACCATTGCGTCAAGTCTATTCGGTGACTGTGATATCGCCGGATCATAGGTACACTGTTCATCCTCAAGCATCATGAACGGTATTCTATGCACCCATTCACCGCGCTCGTACATTGCTGATATTGGCTCCGCTCGCAATACCTTTCCACGTGAAGAAGTAATCAGTTTTACATTCATTCCGCGCTTTGCGCTCTCTATCGTACTTTTAACCATGTCACCACCATAGTTCTTTTCTGCGACGATTATATCAGCCTGGTACTTCTCCCAAGCGGAAGCGACTTCCTTGCTCCATTCCTCCGGTGTACCGTGAAGTGAATAATCATCAATGACCATATACCGCAGCTGATTATTCAGATCATAAAAGCTGCCGGCAATCACTATTCCGATTTCATCACCCTCAACAGATCCGGAAGGGTCTACACCGATAACCACGCGCAGAAACTCAGGTAATCTCTCAGGCATGGAATAATAAGTAATCCATGCGCGCTTCCACAGCTTACCAGCATCGAGAGAGTATTCGCCTTCAAGAAATCTTTTCCGCTTTGCTTCTGATAGCAGCATCAGATTATCGATATAGGTCTTTGAAATGTTCTGCAGGTTATCGGTAGGATTCATCTTTATCCATCCGTAATCTGTTTTCGGTACTGGTCTACCGTCCGGAAACTCTCGTTTGTGGAATATCTTGTATCCCCAATGAGTAACAGACGGAGGGTTGTAGTCAATAATCAGCTTCTCGGGAACATCAATAGACTGCAACCTGGTAATGATTATCTCAAAGGCCTCATAACTTATCTGTGAAGCCTCGTTTAAAAATATGGTTGCATACTCATTTCCGAGAATCTTTTCAACTCGGTCCTTATCATCAAGACCACCTATCCAGATTTCAGATCCGTTCGGGAATACGTAAAACCATTCTGTTTTATTCAGTTTGACTTTTGATTTTAAACCGAGAAACGTCAGAACCTTCGGCATGGTATCATGACAGATTGCTTGTTTCGCGTGAGAGAATCGGAACCTTGCAACCAGGTGCCGGGAACCCGGGTATTTAATACAGCGGATTATGATCATGAAAAGCACTATAAAAGTCTTTCCGGATCTTCCTCCACCTTCAAGTAGAGAAACCGTGTTCCTCACTACAAGGCGCACGGCTTCAATCTGCTTCGGTGTTTTTTTTATTTTATAAGTCTTGGTCGTCGGCATCGGCAACAATGTTGACGTCTCCTGCAAGATCAATGTTCTGTGTTACCAGCTGCAGCGGTCGACCATCTACGCGATCAATCAGGTATTTAAGACATTCACGGTCACCATTCATAGCCATAGTCAACAGCTTCCGCATTGCTGCTTCTTTTGCGGGCATAACCTTTCCAGTCCGGTGACCGTCTTTGTCCATCAGTTCGATAGGTTCTTCCAGTATGTCTTTGAGAATAGTTGTTAATGACGTTCCTGCAGGTCTACCGCTTGGATTACCTGAATAACCAGGTAAAAATCGTCCTTGTTCGTCTCTTGCTGGTTTTTCTTCTGTCTCGTCAGACACCGTGCTTCCCCTGTTTTCTGGCCTCTCGGCTTAAACTTCCTTCTGATCGTCGAAAATCGCTGTTTTTGAATGTGCTGCTATATACAGAAAAGGAGTATCGAGCACAGCGATCACGACCTTTAATATATATGTTGATAATAGCACCTGCAGCCATGCAGTCAAGGGCATAGTACCGAGTAGAGCAATAGAGGCGAAGATTATAGAATCTATTGCCTGACTGCACCATGTTGAGCCGTTATTTCGTAGCCACAGCCTTTTTGGAGCTTTCTCCCTGATTACGGCATAGATCCAAGTATCGAACAGATTACTCACAAGATATGCACACATTGATCCGAGAACGATTCTCCACATCGGTGAAAGTATCGTTTTCAGTGCTGCATCCGCGAAATCCCATTCAGCCGGCTGCATTGCAAGAGTCAACCATGCAGCAATCGTCATGACTACTGATACAAAGAATCCCATAAATACCGCTTTCCGAGCTTCTCGTTTTCCATGATTCTCGCTGAGAATATCCGTTGCCAGATAAATACAGGCACAGAGAATCCATACTTCAAAATTGAGCTTTTAAGCTTCTGCAGGTTTTCTTCTGATATGGTTTTC